TGGATTCGGAGGGTTGATTATGGACGCAAAAGAATACCTCTTGAAAGTAAGATCAATATGCGATGATTATCAAGATAATTTCTGTGTTGGCTGTCCGCTCGAAAATATTTTCTGCGGCGTACCAACTGATCCTGAAAATGAAGAAAACGAAATTTACCGAATAGTAAAATTTGTTGAAAGTTATGAGAAAGATAAAGAATAAACGGATAATAGGAGAAATCATGAAAGTAGAAACGAAATATAGCATTGGGGATACGGTCTGGATCGTCAGATTCAATTATGACAGAAATGAATACGTCCCTGACGCCAGAAAAATCGTACAAATTGCAATTTATATTAGGGAAAATAGCCTGAATATTATATACTCTTTGGATACACTATACCTGCAAAGTTTCTCCGAAGACCAGTTATATGCGTCAGAAAAAGAATGTCAGATAGCTTGTGATAAGAAGAATGAGAAAGGATAGGGTTAAATGACTTGCATAGTAGGATTAGTTGATAACGTGAATCATTGTGTATGGGTCGGTGGAGATAGCCTTGAAACAAGTCTGTGTTCAAAATCCGTCGAGCATACACCGAAGGTTTTCAGAAACGAATTATTTCGAAATGTAGTCATAGGAGGAACAACATCATTTCGTCATCTTGATTTATTAAGATATGCAAATGATCTGTTTCCTGAGATTGATTTATACAGAAAAACTTCGATTGATCACAGATATATGGTAACCGTATTCATACCAAATGTGATCAAATTATTCAAAAAAGGGATCATATCAGAAGAAGAGCAAAACCGCGGAGGTACTTTTATAGTAGGAATCGATAATAAATTGTTCAAAATACAAGAGGATTATTCTGTGTTAGAGCCAGAATCCGGTTATTGTGCGGTCGGGTGCGGGGAGGATATCGCACTTGGAAGCCTCTATACAACCGAAGGATTAAATTGGACACCTGCTGACAGGATAAAGTATGCATTAGAAGCAGCAGAAAAGTTTAGTAGTATGGTTCAACGTCCTTTCCACATTCTGAATACGTTAGGTCAGTGACTAAAAGGGGTGATCCATGGATAAAATAACACTCACTTGTCCAAAATGCCATAACAAATTTAGAACAGATAAAAAAATCGTGCCGGAACTTTCTGATCCGATTGATATCGATCTACTCATGTACACCTGTCCGATATGCCACTATGGATTTTTTCAGAATCCAAAATCGAAATTTCAGTCTGTGGAATGCGTCGTAGATGGCATAAAATTTCAATCACGGCTTGAGGCAAGACGATACACACAGCTGAAGCAAATGGAGCAGGAAGGTATCATCCGCAACTTAGTATTGCAGCCGAAATTCTTGATTCAGGAAAAATTCAAAGATCCTTATACAGGGAAAATCTATCAACCGATTCATTACATTGGAGATTTTCTGTATATCGCTGATGGATGTCAGCAGGTTTGCGAAGACGCCAAGGGATTTTCTACTGACATTTTTAGACTGAAATGGAAGTTGGTCATCTACCGCTATCCGGAAATAAAATTCGTGTTGCTAAAAAAGAATAACTTCTAAACTGGGAGTGATAATGCTCGAGCTAAATAATTTATACAATATGGATTGCATGGATGGAATGAAAGAATTTCCAGATAAATATTTTGATCTGGCCATAGTTGATCCGCCATTTTTCGCAGATTATGGAAAAGAAAATTATCCCGGCTCTGAAATTTCCACAATCGGTGTAAAGAGAAATCGGTTTGAATCTAAATTCTGGGATGTGCCTGATCGTAAATATTTTACAGAATTAATTCGCGTTAGCAAAAACCAGATTATTTGGGGTGTGAATTATTTTCCAGATATGCCTTATCTTGGCTCTGGCCGTATTGTATGGGATAAAAAGAATGATGCCAGCAGCTTCAGTAAATGCGAGATAGCGTATTGTTCTTTGCATAATCGTACTGAAATCTTCCGTTATCTTTGGAACGGAATGTTACAGGAAAATATGCGTTATAAAGAAAAGCGTATTCATCCTACACAAAAACCGATAGCTCTTTATTTATGGATATTAAACAAGTACGCTAAGCAAGGAGATAAAATTCTCGATACTCACGTTGGCTCTGCTTCAAGCTTGATCGCATGCCACCATCTTGGATTTGATTATATCGGATTTGAAATAGATTCTGGCTATTATGAAGCAGCAATAAAAAGAATCAACGATGAAAAGCAGCAAATGTATTTGATAAAACCGGCCATGGAGGAACTATGAAAAATAATAATTTATATGCTGATCTGAAAAATCTTTCCACCGATGAGATATTAGATTGTTATCTCAAAGCGTTCGAAAAACTTGATGAGGAAGATCAAGAGAAGATCGCTAATTGCCATGCTGTCTTGATTGGTATCAAAAATATGGGTATATTCTCAGCGTGGGAGCTGCTTTCTAAGCTCGGAATATTCCTCACAAACAATAGAAACTTCGTGTGACGCACGTAGAAGCGCAGGATTGAACGATAATATCAAATGTGATGAATTATATATGGTAAGGTATTATCGTTCAAATGTAAACGTTTACATGGTGGAGAAAATTTGTTCTAATCTACAAATCTCCACCGTGTTCGTTTTTTATGATGATAAACGCATTTTGAAAATTCGCAATTTTGATGTACAATGAAGTTATACAATTTCATCAGGAGATTACAGCCATGGAAAATAACGTCATTCTATCAGCAGTTCTACAGGGTCTATTGGAGTTCCTGTTACCGATCGTCGCAGTCGCAATCATCAGCGTGTTGGTATCATGGGCGAAGCTGCTTTGGCAAAAGGCAAAATCATGGAACCTAGATGCTACATACTTGCTTGAAGAAGCTGCAAAAGTTGCTGTAACTGCCGCTGAGCAGGCTGGAGCTGCGGAATTAATTGAAGACAAAAAGTCTTATGCGATGGATATCGCTGAGCGATGGCTTGCCGAACACGGGATTCACCTGGATATCGAGCTGATTGACGCTGCGGTTGAAGCAGCTGTCTATCAGCAATTTAATTCAGATAAATCAGTAAAATAATCAATGCAATAGCAGAACTGATTACTGATTTTATAAAAAGTTTAGCTGTTGTCAGAAAATTAATTGAGGAATAATGGTAAAACATGATTATAGTATTCTAACCGGAGAAACATTTGATCATACTCTTTTATTTACTACTTTAGATGGGTCTATTATTAATCTTACCGGAAGAACAGCACGCTGCCAGATTAGAGAAAATTGGGATTCTCCAGAGGTTACAGCAGAAATGACATGTACTATTGATCCAACTTCTGGATCAATAAAACTTCTCATACCGGCAGAAGAAACTGCATTGATCCCGATTGGACGATATGTTTATGACTTGAAAACTACTGATGTTAGCGGAATAACAAGATATTACATTGGTGGTTATTTTGATGTTTTTCCGTCAGTAACGAAATAATGGAGGTGTAAAATAGAAACTATTGTTATTCATGATGAAGGCCAACGGTTTGTGATTAAAACCGGATTACAGGGCGAGCCTGGTATTCAAGGCCCGAAAGGCGATAAAGGCGATCCTGGTGAACCCGGGATTCAGGGGCCGAAAGGCGACAAAGGCGATCCTGGAGAAGCCGCTACTATCCAGGTAGGAACTGTAACAACCGGAGCACCTGGAACTGATGCGCAGGTAATAAATCGTGGTACTGAGCATGAAGCTATTTTTGATTTCACGATCCCTGCTGGTGATATGGATATCGACGGGCTATCTGCAGAAACTACAATTGAGGATAGCGATTATATCCCATTTCGTGACACGTCAGCTGCAGCAAATCGTAAAAGTCTATTATCTGTTCTGAAAAATTATGTTCTTGGGACGCTGTTTGATTCTATATTAGGGCACAAGCATGACGGTGCAGACAGTCCTAAAGTTAAATATTCTGATGTCGATGAAGCACCTACAAAAGCAACTGTTGACGATGTGAGAGTTGGAGCTTCAGATTCAACATATATCACGCCTGCAGTTTTGCACGAAACAACAATATATCCTGTTTTCGGTGTTTCATGGGACGGTGGAGAAAATCCAACGCTAACCCGCATGAATGCGTCCAGTGGCATGGTTGCGAATGCTGGTGTTGACGATCAAATCGTACGAAATGATTTCGATTATGTTTCAATTTTTGGCGAAATTGAAGATTACACAGACAATTATGGCAATGAATTTGTTGTAATACCAAAATGCTATATCAAAAAGACTGCGAACGGCAATGCACGTACATGGCAAATTTCTAAACGTAGGATTGACGGTGCGTATTTGCCGGCCTGCTTCTGGGATTTTGGGAATAGTAAGGAATTGCCATATGTTCTGGTTGGCAAATACACCGCAAACCTATCAGATGACGGTACGAAGCTGGAGAGCAAATCCGGAAAATGGCCGCTGGTTCAAAAAAATATCGTTGAATTTCGCAATTATGCAAAAGCAAATGGCATTGGATATCAGCAACTGGATGGTGTGATTGTTGATCTACTGCAAACATTGTTTTATGTAGAATTTGCAACGCTGAACAGTCAATCCATTATGATGGGGTGGGTTAATGGAAGATATAGTTCTGCAAACGTTGCCACAGTAACGGAGACTGGAGTAAACAGGATTATTGTTTCAAATGCAACCGCAACTTATTATAGAGTTGGGCAACCGATTGGAATTGGAACAACGCTTGTGGGTAACCAGATATGCAGCAATCGATTAATTTCCAGCATTGAAGATTATGACGAATTGAATAAGGCTATTGTTTTTGATGGAATCGCGGTTGATGTAACTGCTGGGAATATTCTCTATAATTTGGCTTGGAAATCTGGCGTATGCTCCGGAGTTGTAGCATCTTCTGGCTCTATCTATAGTAATTCGGATGGGAAAAATCCATTCAAGTACCGCGGAATTGAAAATCTGTGGGGAAATGTTTTTCAATGGGTTGATGGTATTAATATTATTGATAATCAAGCATGGGTATCACGTATACCGTCAGACTATGCAAGTAATTTATTTGCAAGCCCGTACCAGCAGTTGTCTTACATTAACCATAATGTAGAAGGATATGTATCTCAGATGGGATTTGATTCGAATAATCCCGAATTTAATTTTCCGACATCAATTACAGGAGGCGCGTACAACAAATATTATTCGGATTACTACTATCAAGAAACAGGGCAAATAGTTGCCCTTCTTGGAGGGAGCTGGCGTAACGGGTCGGCTGCGGGTCTGTCCTACTGGCTTCTGAATGGTGCGTCGTGGGATTCGTACGTTAATGTGGGCGGGCGTCTTGTTAAAAAAGCTCTTGAGTAGAAATGGAGATTAAATGACAGATAAACCAATAATTTACGCACCGGTTCCTGAATTAGATCAGGAAAAGCAATACGTTATGCAGGGCGAGCCGATAGAACAGGATGATTGCATCTATTATCCTTGCGTAGTGCATGACTTGCCACCTCAGGAAGAAGTTAATCCGGAAGAGATGTTCTAATGTCTCCTGAAGCCATAACTGCAATAGTGACAGGGTTAGTTGCGCTAGTCGGAAGTATAGCGGCATTAATCACGTCAAAAATTAGTGCTGAAAATAGCGCAACCAAAGTTGAATTGGAAGACCTGCGCAGAAGGGTCGACGAGTTGAGACAAGAACTTCAGGTAGAACGAGATTCAAACGATAAACTCCGCGCACAGATCAAAGCGGCAGAAGATTCTGTAGTTACCGCCGCTGCCGAAAAGCGGGAGCTTAGGCTTCAGCTTGACACAATGAAAGAAGAAATTTATTCTCGGGATAAGCAAATAAAGCAAGATCAAAATACGATGAAAGATCAAGATGCCAAGATCAAGGAGCAAGATGCCAAGATCAAGGAGCAAGATATCAAGATCAAAGAGCAAGATGCTAAAATCAAAGCTCTTGAAAACCGCGTAAATGAGATGGAAGTATTGCTGAAAAAATACAATATTTGTAGCGGAGGATGTGCAGATGCAACTGATTAAGCCATTTAATGGAAATTACCCCGTTACGCAGCATTTTGGTGACACCTTTACTGATCCGAAAGGTCACAAAGGGATCGACTATGCTTTGCCATTAGGCACGCCCGTGCTGGCAGCCGCTGACGGAATTGTTGAGAAAGCTGGAGTTGATAGCACCGGATACGGGAATGTTATTATTATTCGTCATCTTTGGAATGATGGCACGGTTTATGCGCATCTTCGGAATTGGTCTGTTCAAGTAGGGCAGAAAGTGAAAGCTGGGGAGATCATCGGGTATTCTGGCAATACCGGAAATTCGACGGGACCGCATTTGCATTTCGAATATCGTACTGTTTGCAACGACTATAAGTCCGCTATTGATCCATCAATATTCATGAAAGATTCGTCACAGAATCAGAATCCTGAACCGGTTGGAGCTGTGTCATTCGGGCGTGTTAGGGTAATTGCTGATTACGTTGCTATCCGGAACTCGCCAGGGATTACGTCAACCGTCCTGACCAGAGCAAAGCGGGGTGATGTCCTGCTTTCAACCGATACGATAAAACCGGCAGACGGGCGAAACTGGCGATTATGTTATTATCCGGTGTACGTCGCAGAAAATGACGGGATATCGGATCTGATAGAGAAGGTCGAATGAACGAGATAACCTGGTCCTTGAAAACATTTCAGATTGACGAGCTAACGGATTATTCGAAAAATCCTCGTAGCTTGACAAAACAGCAATTTGAGCAATTGAAAAAATCGCTTGATAAATTCGGTCTTATAGACAAACCGATCATTAACGCGGATGAGAAAAACACCGTGATTGGCGGGCATCAGCGATTGCGGGTGTTGCGATCCGAGAATCAGAAATCGGTGGAGTGCTGGTATCCGTCACGTGAACTTGACGAAAAAGAAGTCGAAGAGCTGAACATCCGGCTTAACAAAAACACAGGCGACTGGGACTTCGATACCTTGGCGAACAACTTTGAGGTTGGCGATCTCATGGATTGGGGCTTCACTGAGATGGAGCTTGGATTATATCCTGAAGAAGATATGCCGGATGATGTAGAACCGCAGATTGACAAAGCTGAGGAGCTCAGAGAAAAATGGCAAGTTCAAACAGGGCAACTGTGGCAACTTGGCGAGCATCGGCTGATTTGCGGCGATTGCACGGACAAGGCGGTGGTTGAGCGGGTGATGGGGCAAGACAAAATTGAAATCTGTTTGACTGACCCGCCTTATAACGTTGGCAGGTCTTACACGGGTGAAACAAATGATAACCGCTCTGACTATGAACTGTGGAGTAGAAACTGGTTTAGTGTTGCAAAAGAATATACGTCAAACATCGCTTTTTCTTGTGGACTGCATAACGTGGTTATGTGGGCAAGTATAGAACCGTGGAAATGGATGCTGTGTTGGTACAAGCAAAACGCGATGTTAGGAAGTCCGTTTGGTATTGGAAATTGGGAGCCTATTTTGTTTTATGGCAAAGTACGCAAACCAAAAGGGTCAGATGTAATTGTCGTCCCGATTGTGCCAAACAGCGCTCCCCCGGGACATCCAGTGCCAAAACAAATTGGCGTCTACGAAAAACTAACTGAGTTACTTACAGAAGATGGCGAGATTATCTACGACCCCTTTCTCGGCTCCGGCACGACTCTCATCGCTTGCGAGCGGTTGGGGCGCAAGTGTCGGGCGGTTGAAATATCGCCGGCTTATTGCGCGGTTGCGATCCAGCGGTGGGTGGATGTTACCGGCGGAAAGCCAGAGTTAGTCCAGTATTATCAGGACAATAAAATTGAGGATATTGAATGAGCAAAATCAAATGGAGTTTGAAAACTTACAAGATCAGTGACCTGACCGATTATTACAAAAATCCGCGCCAACTGACGGAAAAACAATTCAACCAGTTGAAAAAATCGATTGACAAATTCGGGATGATCGACAAACCGATTATCAACGCTGATTCACGGAATACGATCATCGGCGGGCATCAACGGCTGAATGTTCTCCGTGCTGACAAAATCGATAGTGTCGAGTGCTGGGTACCTGACCATGAACTGGATGAAAAAGAAGT